CGTAGTAGATCTCACGCGGAAACTCAGCCGTTGGATCTGCCGTCGCATTGATGGATTCCAAATAGATACCGGAACCGTCTTCATACAGCAAGCTGAAGTCGTCTTCAGTTAAAAAGGTGTCTACAGCTGGAAAGTTCTCAGCATCTAGATAGCGTCCGAGCGTGCGAATCCGCGTAAACTTCGCGCCTTCCAAACTATCAGGCAGTGTCAACAGCAATGCTGTGATCGTGCTAAGGATGTTGCTAATGCGAATTTTTGGCCGTGGCAGTTGGCCGTTGCCGCTGTATTCAAAACCGTCAGCCTCCACTGGGAAGCGCAGGTAGCTGTTGCCGTTCCACACCACCTCGCCGTCGTTGTTCAAGCTGGTGCCAGCGTGGAAGCGGTAGATGTCGCTGGTGCCGTGCTGAGCGGTGTTCAGCTCAAGCTCAAACAGCTCAATGACCGCGCCGGGGGCTATTTCCTGCAGTGCTGAGACAGGTACGGTCATGGCTCAAATACCTGCCGGAATGTTGCCGTGATCGTTGCGCGTCCGTTGTACGGGATGGTCTTCTGCCATGTTTCGCACACCCATTTAGCGGACGACTCGCCCGGTGGTGTCCAGTCAAAGCTGGCGCCATCAGCAGCGCGGGCATCTAGGAACGCTTCGATAGTATCGCTGTTGGCTTCTGTGATGTTCTGCCAAGTCAAATCCCACGTCTTTGGATTCTGGTTCAGGCCAAACGTGATCCGTTGTTCGTAGCCATCGCCAAACTGCGTCTTGCGCACCTTGGGCGCTGATGACTTGTTGGCGCCATAGGCAGGCGTGATTGCAGGGAATGTAGCCATTACGCGAGGATGCCTCCAGGTCGCTTCTGCTTAATCAATTCTGCCTGCACTGCAGCAGCAATCGCGCGACCAAGTGCCTGCCCTTCAGGCTGGTTACCTTGCACGTTGGTGCCGCCTGCGTCGACGTTGACCACGATATTGGTGCCACCGCCAAAGCTGCCAGCGCGTGCAATGCCACCACTGCGGCCCGGCATGAATAGCTCCGGTCCACGCTCGCCTACGAGGTAGGGCTGCCCAGCCATTACGCTACCGCCGTTAGCTCGCTGCGGGATGCCAAAGTTCGGGCCGAGCGTGCCAAATTTGCCGACCATGCCACCACCAGCGCCCAGTGGCGTTGCAGCGCTGAATGGTGTTAGCACGCCTTTCAGTGCATTGATTGCCTGTTCGATCACAAAGATTTGCAGTAGTTGCTTTGCAATGTCAATCAGCACTCCAGATGCAATCCGTTTGAGGCTTGCGCCGAATGCTTCTGATCCAGCAATTAACGCATCAAATGCGCCGCCGATACCTTGGCCCAATGTGTTTGAGATACCATCTGCAAGCTTCAGCTGATTCTGGGCCGCCGTATTTAGCTCGTACTGCTGCTCGATATGCCTCTGCAGTGCATTGAATCTGTCTTGATCAGCTCTTGCTTGCAGTTCGTTTAGATCGCGCTGCACCTCACGCTGATTGGCAACTAGCGCAGTTTGCTGCTCAAAGATGATTGCTTTTTTAGCTTGTTCATTGGTTTCTTTGACTAACTGCTCAGCGTATTGATATTGCAGGTCTAGCTCACGTTGCTGCCCTTGCAGTCGTGCAACAAGCATCGGATCCCGCGCTGCTTCGGCAGCTGCAATCTTGTCTTGCAGCTCGGACTTAGCGCGAATCAAACCAGCTTCAGCAATCCGCGCTCGGATTACTTCAGCAACGCGCTCGGCTTCTTTCTTGGCGGCTTCTGCCGCACGCTCAGCTTCGCGCTTTGCTTTGTCTGCTGCTTTTTCGGCGTCGGATTTACCTTTTTTCTTGCCGCCGCCATCGCCGCCAAGTAGCTCTGGCACGCCACGTAATCTCTGCGGTGCTGTGATTTGAGGTTTTACCTGTCCAGTGCTGATGCCAAATGATTCGATTAGGTCACGCTCGCGTTGCGCAGCAAGCTGTTGAAATTGTCGATTGCGTTCAAATGGATCTTTGATTCGTCTCATATTAACAATTCGCTCCGCCTCGCTTTGCGCTTGACGCAGCACTTGCTGACGCTGCGCTTGCCCCATGCCGAATGATTTAGCCCTAGCGCCAGTTGCGATTAGCTGATTAATTGTATTGAGCGCAAAGATAGCCTCATTTAGCACCGCCTTAATTGCTGGCGTTAGCGCTGATCCAACGGTACGCGCCAACGACTCAACGCCATCTTGCAGTGTGCTAAATCGCCCATTTAGCGTGTCACTTTGAGCGATGGCGCCGTTGGCGTACTTGCCGCCAGTATCTGTTAAGCGCTGCAGTGCAACTTCTACCGCTTCTGCGCTGATCTGTCCCTTGCTTAGCGCTTTGCTGAACTCCTCGCCGGTGAGCCCATACATCTTGCGCAACTCATCCTGCAGCGCAACACCACGCTCTTGGAATTGCAGTAATTCCTCGCCTTGCAGTCTGCCCTTGGCAATGACTTGACCGTACGCAAGAGTCAGCTCGCCTAGATTTGCGCCCGTTGCACCAGCAACATCGCCAAGCCGCCGAGTGGTTTCTACCACATCTTTGGCGCTAACACCAAAAGCCGTCAAGCGCTTAGCGCTTTCGATCAGTTCGGCACCGGTGAATGGTGTTGCCGCTCCAAGTTGCTGTAGCTCTTGAATGATTTGTTTTGCTTGTTGAACGCTGCCGGTCAGCGTTTGAATGCTTCTGGTTTGAGATTCAAGCTCTGCAGTTTTGGCAAATACGAATTTAGCTGCTTGAATCGCGCCGAATCCTGCCGCTAGCCCGGCGACTGCATTGCGCAGCGTGCCAATGCCAGCGGTAGCAGCTTTTGACGCTGCGTTTACTTGCTGAAGATTGCGTACAGCGCCTTGGCTATTTACCTGTACGTCGACAACAGCAACAGCCACAGCGGCACCTCCCTATACGGTCAGTCTACCGGTGCCGCGCTTTGTCTATTTCAATCTTTTCGCGCTTGGCTTTTACCTCGTAGTAAGCCGCAAAATGCACAAACTCAGCATCGGTCAGCTCAGTGCGTAAGCGGCTGACTGTCATGCCAAGCTCTGTAGCAAGGAAGAACTCAAAAAATAACCAAGAGTCTTCCTCTAGTCGTTTTTTGCTTCTTCAATACTGGACTCGCCGCCAAGGCCAAACATGAACAGCTCCAGCTCGTTCAGCACGCGCTCTGGCAGCTCGCGTTGCAGCTTGGCGGCATCAGCAGCGGCAAATGCTTTGGTGCCATCCTCAAGCTCTGCCATCTGGCACAGCATCTGCGTGCTGATCTCTAGCGCCTCATCGGAACCGGCAAGCATGGTCGCCTTCTTGCGATCAGCGCGGGTGATAGGCTTGAAGTAAAGATCCAGCACCGCATCGCCAGCATCATTGGTGACGCTGAATTTACGGCGCTGGTTCAGGTCAAAGGCGCCGGTGAGTAGATCAACCGGGCGCTGAGTGCTGGCAGGCATCAGATGCTAAGTGTGAGAGTACCGCTTGAGACGAAGTTGATCGTCACAATCTCAATCTCGCCAACGGTAGCACCGTATTCAGAACTGGTCACCACGATCGTGCCGGTGATCTTCTTACCGCCGGTTTCGTCAAGGTACAACTCAACGAAGGCATCAGCCTCATCAGTGGCTTGGTTGACGTCCTTGATCAGATCCAGCTTGTCGCCAGATCCAGGTGCGTCGTACATCACCTCGATGGTGCCGCTGCCGCTGATCAAGCCGCCGATATTGGCGCGATAGGTGGCACCATGCGAGGTAGCGTCATAGGACTCTTTCTCGACGGTCATGCTCCAAGACCGCACTGCTGCGATCTCAGAGATGCCACCACTGCCACGAAGTTCAAGGTGATGACTTCGATCTCACCTACGGTCGCAGAATACTCAGCAGATGTGATCACACCGTCAAAGCTGATCTTCTTGGTGCCGCTTGTATCAAGGTACAGCTCAAACAGAGCTGCGCCTTCATCGTTAGCGGTATTGATGTGCTCGATGAAGACGTTAGTCTCATCGGCGCTGGATGCGGTGTAGAGGATCTCGCAGGTGCCAGAACCGCTGATCAGTCCACCAACGTTCGCGCGGTAGGTTGCGCCCAGTGCGGTGGTGTCGAGCGATTCCTTCTCAACGGTCAGCGACCATGAGCGGGTGCTGGTGATGGTTGCTGCAGTGGTGCCAGCATCGTCAAACTTGACGCTGCCTTGCTGCCCTCGGTAAAAAGCCATGACTAGAGATCCTCGAAGGTTTCAAAGGTCATTCTGACCTGAGTTTGGAAGTAACCCTCAGGAGCTGGCGCAGCCACCACCTCTGGGCCAGTTGGCGGGTCAAAATGAACACCGCTCACTATGACCCTATTGTAAAGGTCACGAATGCGTTTGCCGATCGTGTAGTTAGCACCGGACCCTACGCCTACTGCAGTAAAGATATTGACGACGATCACACCGATCACGCTATTGCTGCTGCCCGTGGTGCCGCCCATCGTGAGAAAGTTGTTATTGCCAAAGCTCACAAGGCATTGCACCCATGAGCTGCCAGGCGTTGGCGTGTACGGCTGGTTATGAAACACCACAGGCAGCACCGGCGCTTGCGTTAGCTCGGCTGCCAGCCGTGACTCGATCGTTGCGCGGATGGTATTGAGGTTGACGGCTGCCATCAGTCCTGCCTCGCAATGCGGCTAGCTTGCTGCTGCGCCCAGTTGGTCATCTCGCGGGCGATCACGTCAGTCCAGCCCGCAGGAGCTTGAATGCTGTGCCCATTCGCCAATGGCTCCGCGTATGGCAGGTTGTTGTGAATGTGGTACACATTGCCTGCACGCTCTACTTGGTAGTCAAGCCGGCGTGGTGGCGTGATGCCGCTAGGGCTGGTTTGTTGTCCAGCGTCGTAGCCAGGTGTGCCTTGCTCGCTGATTGCCCAGCTCAACCGGAATCGGCCAGTATCAACTGGGCTGGCTTGCTTCAACCTACTATCAGTCTCCAGTACCGTTACACGCAGCAACTGCTCGTATTTCTCGGTTGCGTAGTTGCCAATCTGGTCGAGGTTGATGCGGCGTGCCATGACTATGCCCTCAGGATCAGCTCGTAGGTGATCGCTGTGTTGTCCTGCTCGATCGTAGTGACGCGGATCACCTGATGCAGCACACCGATAATAACCACGCGATCAGCAGTGGTTGGCGCGGTAGCGACATCAGCAGCAGCAACCGCAAGTCGCTTATCACCAGCCTGCACTAGCTCGTTTACCTCGCGTGCGTTGACATCTTCCAGCACACCACGCACTACGGTGTCAGTTTCAACTTGGCTGATGGTGCCCGTCGTTGGGTTGTAGACGCCTGGCACCACGCGGCGAATCGTGGCTTCGCCGCCGAATTTTGCCATCAATTTAGAGGCAGTCTTCCGTAGCGAAGTAGCAAGTGCCATTAGATTTTATACGCGATACAAGCGCCGTTCTGCAGCTTGATGCTGGTGAAAACTCCGCGAATTTCAGAACCAGCCGGGAAGCTTTTACCATTCAAACTGTTGCCAGTCAAATTAGTGCTGACAATCGCGTCAATCGTTGTATTTTCAAAAAAATCAATATGATGAAACCTGCCAGTATGCTCTAGCGCGTCGGTAATCACCTCGCCGCCAAGGGTGTAGTCAATACCGTTGCCTTGGTGTCCTTTGAAGCCCATGGCTAGATCCTATAAGCGACGACGGTGCCGCTGGTCAAGGTGATGCTGGTAAACACGCCCTCAATTTCACCAGTTGCCTTCAGCGGGATAGCAGTCAGTGCATTACCAGTCCAGTCCTGAGCGGTCAGGCTGGCAATCACAGAGTCTTCAAGGGCAACAATTTCACCGAAGCGTCCGGTATGGGCTACGGTATCGCTGATGTACTCAGCACCTGCGTAGTCGCTCATGATCTGCGGATAGCAAAGTTGCCTGGTCCACTAATTCTAAGCCCGGTCAAATACCGCTCATAGATCGGTGGGACACGATCAGCACCTGTGGCACTGGCGCTAGCACCTGCATTTTCAATCCGCAGGCTGCCGATAGCAACAGACTTGTAATCCTCGATGCCGCTTAGTCCCATCCCATCCTTGTTGTTGTTCAAATAAACAGCAAGGACACACTGAGCAAACTCAATCCTGTCAGGGATCTCTGTGTCTGTGTAATAGTCAGTGGTAATCCGGAAGGGAAAGCCTACGGCGTAGGTGTTGATATAAGTGTCCGGCTTTCGCACACCAGTACGCGGCCACTGCAATGCTTGTGTATCAGTGGCACGAGCACCTAAAAAGCGCTCACGATCAATGCGCTGCGTAGCAGAAAATAGCGCACGGTTCTTTTGATCCGTCGTAGCTGATGCCCAAGCTACAACGTCATCATCCTGCACGAAGCCTTCAATGATCAGCTCCGCTGCTGCCAGTGTCAGGTAAGAGTTTGCGTTTGCGCCCCCTACCGTTGCGTTGATTGTGATTGCCATCGGTAGGTTCCGTGGTCAGTTCAAGTTTAGGTGCGGGCTCAGCAATAGGAAAAGAGGCTGCCTCCTTAGAAGCAGCCTCACGTTCCTGGCGTCGCCGGAAGGCGAACAAACCCATCAGGCAACAGCAGCAGCAGTGCTACCGAGACCATACAGGGTGATTGCCTCAGAACCAGCAGTAACGCTGGTCACGCGACCAAGGAAAATCTTGGAAGCATTCTGGGCAACAGTTGCCACACCACTCACGGTCACGTCAGTACCACCAGCAACGGTGATGGTATTGGCGCCAGCCGAAGCGTTCAGCACCACCAGCATGAAGGTGGTACCAACTGCACAGTCACCGCCGATAGCGGCAACGATGTCAGCAGCGGTAGCAGTGGTGTAGGTAGCTGCAGCAGCAGGAACGCCACGGATGATGACGTTGAAGCTGTTGGCAGCAGACAGGGTAGCGGTCGCAGTAGGAGCCGCCAGTTTCATCTGACCGGGCAGAAGACCGCCGGGGATGTCACCGAGTTCAAAGATCGAAGCCATGATTAGGTACCTCCTCAGTCCATATTGGAGACGTTGGTGGCACGCACGATGCCGATGTTCTTCAGCTCATAAACTTTGGACCAGTTGGCCACAGTTTCAAGCTGTGCGCGACTCGGGTTCACCGTGGTAACACCCCACTTAGCACCAACAGGGTGGTAGCAGTAGTGGAGGTCAATCGACATGGCATCACTCTTAGCGAGGATGTCACGGTCGGTTTCAGTTTGCATTGCAAGCTGTTCGCCCGATGCAACTGCACCTGCGGTGAAGAAGAAGGTGCCGTATTCAGTGCTAGCGCCGGAACCGGCAGTAGGCACATCGTCGGACACGATCACGCGCAGACCCATGTAGGTTGGCACTTGCACGTTGCCGTATGCAGGAGCAATGCTGCCGCCAGAAGCAGTAGCACCACCACCAGAGGCATCAGAAGCCAGCACATAATCCACGGCTTTGCGCTCAACCAGGTCGTAGTAAACCTTGGAGTGCATAGCAACCGCAGTCAGCTTGTCGCCTTGATCGCCAAGGATGGCGCGGGCTTCAGCAACGTGACGGGGGCTAAGAGCAGTGGGGGTATCACCAGACTCGGAGTCGATGCAGAGATCGAAGAAAGCCGAGCTGCTGGTGTTGGCGTTCAGGCTGCCGAACACGCCGGTCAGGCAGGACAGCAGATCCTTTTGACGCTGGTTAGCGACGTAATCAGCGATCTTGGCGCCGATGGCAGCCATAGGATCAGAACCTGCAGCAAGAGCAGCCAGATCACGAGCCTCAAAGGCGCGACCACGGTGCAGGATCACACCGATCTGCTTATCGGCAGTGATTTTGCCAGGGGTGAGGCTGCTGGAATCAGTCAGCACCTCAAAGTCGCCGGAAAGGTTGGCTTTCCAGAAAGGAACGTTGATAAAATCACCGCCCTCGGTGGCATTCAGCTCCGCCATAGGCTGCACCACACCGGAAGCCAAGAAGGCATCACGCTGAGTGGTTTGCTCAATGACGTAAGGCGTAAATACCTCGGGGATGATGATGTCAGAGCGAAGAGTCGCCACGACAAGTCCTCAAGATTGGTTTACGGTTTGGGCGCAGCCCTAGGCTCAGCGTGGCGCAGCCATCACGAGCAGACACATAAATACTAACGCCCCGCTGCTACTTTCAATTTTTCGTACAGATCACGATCAGTGCGGAACAGACGTGACTGTTCGGTGAGGTTGAAAGACTCAGGTGCGAACGGGTTTTTGATGCCTGCAGGAATGTCGCCGCTACTGCGACCAACGGGTGCACCGCTGCCTTGTGGCTTAGGTTGCTTCTGCATCCAAGCTGGCAGTTGCTTTGCCCACTCCTGTACTGGTGTGCGCTGGTAGCCGTCTACAACAAC